AAGCTTTCCATTAGTCTTTCAGAATGTAGAGAAACCATTATCCATAATAAGGTTCTTTACAAGATGGGCATTATCACAGAAGCGGAGTATCATGGTCAATAATTGAATTCCAGAAGGTAATTTGCTTTTATAGCACTCTAAAGGTTTGGAGTTGAATGAAATAATATCTTCTTCAGATACTCCGTTTTTATAAATAAACAGGAACATAGTTCCATCTTTTTGGAAATGTGTTGTTATAAAAGTTTCATTGCAATCTTTTATTGCATCATCATAGTATTTGGAAATTAAGTAAGTTTCACTTGCAGTATCTCCGATACGAATTGAATTAAAAGTCATAAAAAAACTCCTTTCTGCTAGGGCTATCCCCTAGCTGTAAAATTTAATTTATAAGTTTCAGATTTCAGCCAACAGTATTGGAAAAGCTCCACATACGGCGGCAGATATAAAATGCTCTAGTCCATAAAAGACAGGCAATGTGCAATAATCGGAACAGTCCAGCCGTCTCCCAATACATTGTTTGCTTGGCTGTAGCTTAAATCCTTTATGTAAGAGAAGGAAATCCCCTGTGCTTTGCTCATTTCAATTTTAGTAACATAACGGTAGAAGTCGCCAAAGGCAATAAGACCGGCGGTGGAAGGACTTCTGTCGTTCTTGAGAGTGAGTGCTCCACACTTGGTAGAAGTAGGAAGGTCAAGGTTTTTGGAAGCATACTTGCCATTGGTAAGGCAGGCGTCCCACATTTTGTCCCTATAAGGTGTTGACCTAGGGGTAGTCTCTTCAAGCTGGGCGTGAAGCTCCTTTACAAATTCCTTTTTGGTCATGGAAGGGTTGTCCTTGAGAAGTTCATTGTAAGCCCAGAGGTTTTGAGATGTGATAGTTTCTAATTCGGACGAGGTAAGGCGGATTGCGTGCTTTTTCACACCGAACTTGTTTTGACGGATTGCCTTTTCAATTCGTGGCAAAGTCCTTAGCTTGTAGTCTTGGAAGTTCATATTGGCATCATGGGGCATTGTGATACCTTTGATGTTAGTCCAATAGAGCCTGTCCCTGTTTTGATAGGTCAGGAGGTTGCTGTTGATGTGTAAGGCATTGACACCGAGGTAATCGGAAAGCTCCTTTTCGCTCTCTTTTTTCATCTTGACGTTTTCGAAGAAGTAGTAAGTAGGGTTCACCTCCTTGAGAATACGAAGGAACTCGTAAAAGAGTCCTGATTTGCCTTTCAATCCGTATTCATCATTGCCATAACTGAAGTAGTGTCCGCTGCTAAAGGATTGACAAGGGCTTCCCGACAAAATGAGTTCAATTTTGCCTTTATGAATCGGGGTGGCTTTCCTGCAATTCCACTTGTAGACATTGCCGTCATCACAAACTTCAAGGTGCTTGCGTTCAAAGTCATCAACCTGAGATTGCGTCCATTTCTTCTGGGCAGGATAATTGGCAATGGAATCTACAATGGTACGCTCACAATCGCAGTAAAGGGTTTTGTTCCATTTGTTGTAGTAGACCTTGGTAACATCTCCAAATATAACTGGTTTATGGTTCGACAAAAAGGATAGGGGTCGAAGAACGCGAGCTTTCGTTTGCGGTTCCGTAAGGAATCTTTTGCAAAGGTACGGAGCGAAAGAAGCAAATTCGATTGCTATAGTCAATCGAACCCGTTTAGACGGGCAAAAAGCGAACTTTCCGAGTAACACGATGGAAAGCTTGGGAACGAGCGGCCTTGTTTCGGGAGCGGAGCGAGCAGGAAACAAGCCAGCGTAGTCCAAGGCGTTCTGAGTCGTATCTGTTTGGGCTTTGATTCGACATTGTTTATTGGTTCTTGGGTATAGATCTTGGACAGGAAATACAGAACAATTTTCCTGACATCGATATTTTCATTTCAATTTAACTTACAGTTCAATCACAAGTAACTCATTAACAGGCAAACGCGCTGGGGCGGTTCCCCAGCAGAAATGGAGTTTTTATGAAAACAATTAGATGTGTCATCGTAGAACCTGACAAGGCACCTTATATTTCCAGCATTCCAAATACACTGGAAGCAAAGCAGGAGATAGTTAACGGACTTATCGACTATTTGATTTTTGACTCTGATGCAGAAATCGTATTTAATGAAGAATTTCTCGACCTAATGCTCCCCATCAACAGAGTTCTGTTTGACAAGCGTACATTTTCCTGCGTAGTCCTTCGAGGAACCTTCATCATCGTAGGTGCTGCTGACGAAGAAGGAAGCTGGACATCTCTCTCCAAAAGTGAAGCTGAAAAATATATCAAGTTATTCAGTGACTTCCAGATTCCTTGGAACTCTGACTATTGCCCCTTGAACCACATCGACAGCTATAGAAAATGGTTCCATCGCAATTAAAAATAACTAAATAGGACACTTAAAAATTATATCAATCTTCCTACCGCATATCATACATTGTAATGATTCATACAGACCCTTCTTTGTAAGAGGGGTTCTGTAGTAGGAAGAACAAAGCAACAGTAAAGGAGGAAAACAATGAAGAAAAATAATATCAAAGTTATCGCCATTGACAGCCTTACATTCAGCAAGGTAGTCAAAAACAATACCGAATATTTCCGAGTACGAAGAACCTATAACGGAGTTCGAAAAGATTTCTTCGGACACACCAAGGAAGAAGTCCTTGAAAAGATAGTCGCTTTTGAAAAGCAGCCGACCACATCGGAGCAGAAAAAGGAGCAGTCAAAGACTTTGGCCGCCTTTATGAAGGAGTGTGCTCTTTCCTTTGCCAAAACGGACCGCCAGCAAAAAGAACCTTCTGCTCACCAGCTTGCTTCCATCAAACGTGTGGAGAAGCTTGCAGAAGAAAAAAGCGATGACACAAACTCCCAGCTTGCCAATACTCAGATAAGATGTATCACTAAAAATGTCCTTTCCAAGTATGTAAGCTGTGCCATCAACTATGGATACGCAAGAAGCACTATAAATCAGGACCTTAAATTTATCAGACGCTGTCTTGATGAAGCAGTACGAAAGGGACTCCTCACGGAAAACCCTTCGGAACAAGTTTCTTATGTGTCAGAAGATGAAGTAAAGAAGCCTACTAAAATCGTGCCGCCCCTTGAAAATGATGAAATCCGAAAGTTTCTTAAAGAAGCCCTCCGAACCAACACAGCCGGGAACCAAATCAATGGTCCTGTGGGAAGTCGTGTCTATGGAACTAATGCCGATGTTCTGCGATTCTTATTTTACACAGGGCTCAGAGTTGGTGAATGTCTTGCCCTCCGATGGACGGATTTAAAAACCTACAAAGGAGAACAATACATTTCCATCAATGGCTCCTTAAAAGAAAAAGCTGACGCTAATGGAAAAACTGCTTTAGTAAGAGGAACGACCAAAACCAAATCCAGTGTCAGAACTCTCCCCCTTTGTGATAAGGCAGTTGAAATCATCAATGAGCAGAAAGCTTTACGACCAACAGCCCAGCTAAATGATTACATTTTCCTTTCCGATACAAATACGCCAATTCGCAAGCGTAATGTGAACCGAACAATGGAAACAATCTGTGTAAGAGCTGGCATTTGGAAAGACGGGCTTTGTTCACACGCACTCCGTCATACATACGCTTCTTTCCAAGTTTCCAACGGATGCGACTTATTCACTTTGTCGAAAATGCTGGGACATAGTTCGATAGCAGTTACAGAAAAAATCTACGCCGAGCCGCTAAATAATAAGAAACTTGCTACTCTGAAATCCTTCGACACTTTAGATGAAGGTGCATAAACAAAGGAACTGACCGCTAAAAGGTCAGTTTTTTTGTGCTCTATTTTCCCCCATTTTTCCCCCACATTTAGCCGTAATGAATACGATTTTTCCGTCAAAATCCGTAAAGTTGCTTTTTCCAAGGAATTTGGCTACCATTCGAAACTCTAATCGACAAATGTCAAGAAATGCTTTATTTATGCGTGTTTGAAGCAAAAAAAAGACGCTCTTTCGAACGTCTTTCCAATGAGTCACGCGGGACTCGAACCCGCGACACCTTGATTAAAAGTCAGGGTGCCACACCTGATAAACTCTAGCCTCGCAGCCTTTTTCCGAGACACTTACGAGACATCTTGTATTATATGCGATTATTTTTGTTTTTGCAATACCCTATTTTTGTTGCACCGGTGCAACTTTACAGTACAACCCATGCTCCCGGTACGCCCTTCTTCTTTGTGATATTTGCAACTCCATTATATACCTTATAAATATAGTAACTTCCGGCGCGGTATAAAAGACTGGTTGCTCCTGCCTTCTTTGCCTGATCCGCAGAGTTATATGCAGGGTAGTCTTTCAGAGTTTCGATTTTCATTCCGGCTTCCAGTGGCACGTAATACCAACAAGTAAGCGGTTCCTGCTCTACGGCTCCGAAGTGTTCGGCCAATACTGCAGCTTCTGCCTTTGCCATGGTACGAAGGTTGTCTTCATTTAAAAGCCACTCCGTTGCCCTGGTATTTGTATGGAAAGAATGCTCCATGATAATGCCTGGTGTTCCCACTCTCTTTGCTCCGTGGAGCACGCCATAGTATTCGTCGTCCTTGATGCCGTTGCCGTCCCGGTCATTGACGCTCTGACGGGTATATGTTCTTCCTGCCTGCTTCGTCTGCATAACCGCTTCAACAACCTTCGCCAGCTTCTTGCCGATTTCCAGGCTGATTTCGTCGATATCCACCTTTTCGTCGTCCAGCATTACAATGGCTACCGGATAGTCTACCTTTTCGTCTGCCTTTCCGCTTCCTGTTGCATTGCTGTGTACGCTGATAAAGAGGTCATATCCCTTAGATGCCTTTCCTCTTGTCACTAATTCCATCTTTTCATCCTGTGTCTTTCTGGTAAGGCCTACTTCGAATCCGAGCGCTTCCAGTTCTTCTTTGAGCATGTTGCAGAACTTAAAGTTAAAGTCGCTCTCATAATATTCTTTTACCGCAGGGCTTCTGTTATACTTCCCGTCATGTCCTGCATCCAGCATAATTCTAGCTCTCATTGTTTTTTCCTCCCTTTTCCTCTTCAATGTCCGGAATAAGTACCTGTGCTTCTGTCTGATGCTGCAGGTATTTTACGAGCTTTTTCAGGAACGCCGGCATCGGTACTCCGATTTCTGTCATATTCTCCAGTATAGACAGAAACTCATTGCAGATAATCCACACTGCCACAACGCAGGCAATCAGAAAAGAAAACGGAAGTGTAATTCCAAACTGTTGCAGGGAATATTTCAGCGTTTCGTCTATCAGTACGCCAACCAGTACCAGGAGCCACATGCACACCTTTTTTACAATTCCTCTGTAGAACGCCTTAGATGTGATGCTCTCTCCTTTGAGCTTCGAGTTAATCATTCCGGTAATAAAATCCAGCGTATTGCACGCCACCATGATTAAAATAGGTACAAACAGCGCTCCGAAGAAACTGGAGATTGCTGTTCCGATTGAAATAAAAAAGGTTTTAAATGTTTTCACTTGTGATTCCTCCTTGTAATTCCTGCAGGCGTTTTAATCCCGGTGTCTCCGGAACTGTCTCTTCGTGCTGAAGAATCAGTTCCGCCAGCTCTCTTATTGTCTGGGACTGTGCCGAGATAATTTCCGCCTGGTCGCTAATTGTCTGTTGCTGTTCCTCCAGTATCTGCAGTAAGCTCATATGCTTCTCCTGTAATTTCTTTGTATTCTTCTTCCGAAATTGTTCCCTTTGTAACTCTTTCCTTCAGCTGTTCCTTTGTCAGGCGCTTTGCCTTATAGAGTCGTTTTAAGCTATCCACCAACTTCCGCATTTACAGCACCCCTTCCTCGATAAGCTGCATGGTGTAATCGTCGATGGCCTGCGTGGTGTCAATCTGCTCGATGGATTTCAGCATCTCGTATTCGCTTACACTGATTTCCCGGCTTTCGCATACCCACTCTGTCCATTCTTCGGTACCTGCAGCTTCGTCTGCCTCATGTGTTACCTCTTCGATGTTCCGACGCTCCATGTAAAGTCCGTCAGCAATAAGCTGCAGTTCCTCCGGATGCACCGAGCATCTTTCTTCTGCCCATTTCGTCATGATTTGTCCTCCTGTCCAGCTTTGATACAATTTTCTTGAGCTTCCCTACGTTGATAAATGGTTTTATATGTTCCAGGTAGCAATTATAGCTGTCCGTACACGAAAACCATCCAACGTAACTGAGCATCGCTTTTATGTGCTTCTCATAATATCTCCGGCCTTGTTCTTTTGCACGGTGCATTTTCCTTGCCAGTCTTGTGGCGGCCAGCATGATTCTTTCCCGGATGAGAACGCGGTCTCTATAAAATAAGAATCCCATAAAGTCAAGCTCCCGTCCTATCACTTTTGCACCCTTTTCGTAATAGAACTTGAATACCTGGTAATTGTGTTTTAACTTCAGGCGGAATCGTCTACCGATAAACATTGCAACTGCCGTAATGGAGCGGTGCAGTTCCTTCTTGTTATTCCCGGCCCAGCTCATGTCGTCCATATACCGCATGTACTTATCAAAGCCGTGTTCCTTTGTCATATATCTGTCCAGCGGTTCCAGGAGATAATTCGCCAACCACTGCGAAATATAAAATCCCAATGGTATGCCCTTCTTGAATCCCTGCAGGCAAAGCATTATGATGTACAGGAACCATTCGTCCTTTATCCGGATGCGGAGCTCCTTCAGCAAAATATCATGGCGGACATTGTCGTAAAAGTGCCGGATATCAACTTTTGCAAAGTATCTGATATCCTTTCCGAGTTTTATCCATTGGACCATCTGACGTTTTGCATAATGTGCTCCACGGTTCGGAAGCGAGCCGCAGGAGTATGGATACGCCGTAGCTGTTACTATTGGCTCCAATACCAATACGATAATGTGATGCAGCCATTGCTCCCAAATGTTTGGCATATAAATCCTTCTTGTCTTCCCGTGCTCGTTGATTATTCTCGGCGTCCGGTCTTCCGGATGATATGCCAGTTCCGGGTTCGGTACTTCCACTCCCGGAGGTTTTGTGTTAAGAATCATGTTCCGCATCTTTTCCACTTCTTCGTCCAGATGCTTATCGATGTATTGTATTTCCCACCGTTTCGTTTTACCTTTGCGTAGTTTCTTGTATGCCGTTCGAATTGTTTCTTCGTCCAGCATCTTTTGATACAGATATTTGTACTCTTTCATGTGTACTCCTATAAGATATTTTTTCTTCTATCCCCTACGGACAGCAGGTGCGACCGCTTTACTGCCCGCCCTGTATCGAGTTAATTTTCACTCACCATACAAATAATTGCGGATATAGACGTGTTTCAACGTCCAGTGGTGTAGGCATAAAACCGGCTTTGGATTTATCTTCCATGAAGGATAGAGAAGGAGGCCCCGATGTTCCAGTTCGCATTGCCGGCAACGTTGTTCCAATTGCGAGCGCGCAAGCCAGCAATGGCGCCATTGTTGCAATTGCAGAACCGAAGGCAGACGGCCACAAGGGACGCCGGTCTTATGCCCTAATTTATCTCAATATTTACTTTTTCCGGGGGAGTGCCCCCAAGTCCCCCCTATACGGCTACGCCGACAGGTGGCAGGAGAAGCACGGAGGCCCCGA